GGTAAGCTTGACCTGTTAAGAATGTGATTAAACCTGTAGGTGCTACGCCAGCAGTGCCAACGATGTTAGCAGTGTTGTTTTTAGCAGTTACAAGACCGTCACGATCAATCTTATTCGCAATCGCTGCAACAGCTGGTTTTAATACGCGGTCACTAAACATGTCTAAAGACAATGCTAGGTCTTGTGTAGTAAATTGTGTGTCAACGTGGAATTGAGTTGATAAAGTAACAGGAACTGATGTTTCATTGAAGTCTTCAACGTTAAGAGCTGGGCCTGTTGTGCCGATGAAACGACCAGGACGTCTTACGTTAACTGTGTTACCAATTTTTGCACCAACAACAGCAAATTGGTCGTCATAGTTACGATCAACTTCTGATGTAAATGTTAATTCGTTTTCCAAGACCATTAACGCTTCAATTAGCTTAACTACAGCTGCAGCAGGTGTGTTTACTGCACCAGCAGCAGGTGGCACAGCGATTGTTGCAAACGCAGCTTTATCTGCTTTAACAGGCCCTACTGTTGTTTCAGAAAGAACTGTAGCTACAACAGCTGTTCAAACAGCTCAAAACTTATACGTTGACATGGGAACTGTGCAAGGCGCAGCTGCAACATTCGATGTATATGTTTATGGCTACGACTTAACACAACAAAATCCGTAATCATGTATGAAAAGAGAAGAAGCCATTAAATTTCTAATGGCTTTTTTTCTATTAAAGTTTATAATTTAACAAATTCAAGGAAACAATCATGGCTAATACCACAGTTTTAAGACCAGCAGGAAAAACCGCTGTTATTGCTGTTACAGCTACATCATCAACCTCAATTACTATTGAAGACAATACTAACGATCAAGTAAACTTTGCTGCATTTTTAAATGCTGGCACTAAAGCTTGTGCAGTTACCGTTTCTAGTTTAGCTACTGCTCCTGTTTCTGTATTTCCAACAGCAGGTAGCCCAGGTGATTTTGTATTACCAGCAAATATGACATACCCAATAACTTTGGCAGTTCCAACAGCACCGTTTCAAATTACGGCAGTTTGTGGTGGATCAGATACAACTACACTCTATGTAACGCCTGTTGAAAATCAATCTTAAGGAAATATAATGACTAGTCCTGCTCAATCAACCGTTCAAAATTTATTGCCCGTTCAGGCATATTTTGATGCCCAAGATAACTTTGTTACGTTTATTGGGCAGAACAAGCCATTTTCAGCAACAATTGACCCTGACCAATCAGGATTAAACATTACAAGCAGCACGATCAATAGCACAACTATTGGCGCATTAGTTCCATCTACAGGTAATTTCACTAACATATCTACAGTAACAGGCACAATATCAACAACACCTTCTGCCGCTACTGATATTGCTAACAAACAATATGTAGATTACGCATTATTAGGCATTTCATGGAAAGCGCCAGCTAAAGCTGCTACCACAACAAACATTACGCTTTCAGGCCCACAAACTATTGACACCGTTTCAGTCGTTGCAGGCGATACAGTTTTAGTTAAAGATCAATCAAACCCAGCACAAAATGGTATTTATACCGTTCAAACAGGTGCGTGGACTTACGCTACAGGCTCTACAACATGGGCGCAATACGTTGGTGCGGTTATTTATATTGTAGCGGGTGGTCAAGCAACTGCTGCGTTCTATACAACAGCACAACCAGGTGGCACATTAGGTGTTACTGCAATGAATTGGTATAACCTTTCATTCTCATCAAGCTATACAGCAGGCACAGGCCTTACTTTAACAGGCACACAATTTTCTATTACAAACACAGCAGTAACAGCTGGTTCTTACGGCTCTTCAACCCAAGTTGGCACATTTACTGTTAATGCACAGGGTCAACTAACTTCAGCAGGTAACACTACTATTGCAGTTGCAGTAGGTTCTATATCAGGATTAGGGACAGGTGTTGCGACAGCTTTAGGCGTTAACGTAGGTTCAGCAGGCTCAATTTTATTAAACGGTGGTGCATTAGGCACACCAACTTCAGGTAACTTTAGCACAGGCACATTTACATGGCCTACATTTAATCAAAATACAACAGGAACTGCGGCAGGTTTATCTTCAACCCTTGCAATTGCAAGTGGTGGCACAGGACAAACAACAGCAAGCGCTGCGTTTAATGCTTTAAGCCCAATTACATCAACAGGCGACTTAATTATTGGTAATGGCACTAATAGCGCAACAAGATTACCAATTGGCTCTAATAACTTTATTCTTACATCAAACGGCACAACAGCAACATGGGCTGCTGCACCTACATCAATGGTTTATCCGTCAGCAGGTATTGCTAACTCAACAGGCTCTGCATGGGGAACTTCATATTCAACAACAGGATCAGGTTCAACTGTAGCTTTATCAACAGCTCCATCATTATCTACTCCTACAATAAGTGATTATCAAGCATTCACACCAACAGGCGCACCTACATATACTGAAGGTCGTGTTTGGTATGACAGCACAGAAAAAGCTTTGGCTTATTACAATGATTCTAATGGGATAAAAGTCCATGTTGGTCAAGATATCATTATTAAAGTTATTAACAATACAGGATCAACTATTGCTAATGGATCACCTGTTTACATTACAGGCACATCAAGTGGATTTTCATATCCTAATGTTGCATTAGCTAGAGCTGACGTTGCTGCAACATCTGCTGTTATTGGTTTAACAAACGGTTCTATTGCTAACGGTGCAACAGGTTATGTAACATCACAAGGCGGTATTGACGGTGTAAACACAAGTTCATATACAGTCGGTCAAGTTTTATACTTAAGCCCATATTCAGCTGGGCAATTAATGAATACAATTCCTCCAACAGGGATTACTGTTCAAGTGGGTGTTGTTTCTTATGTAGATGCTTCAGCAGGTAAAATTTATGTAAAACAAACAACTCCATTGGCTGTTCCTGCGTCTATTATTACAGGCACAGTAGCTGTTGCTAACGGTGGCACAGGTCAATCATCTGCATTAGTAGCAGGAGGTGTGGTTTATGGCGCATCAACAACTGCAATGGCAATTACTGCGGCAGGCACAGCAGGTTATGTATTAACTTCAAACGGCGCATCTGCACCTACATGGGCTGCAAATGCTGCAACCGTAGCTATTACAGACGATACAACAACTAACGCTACTCGTTACCCATTATTCTCTGCAATTACTACAGGCAACATTAATACAGAATATACAAGTTCTACTAAATTCCAATTTAATCCAAGCACAGGCGCTTTAACTGCAACTAGCTTGACACCAACAAATCCTGTAGGAACTGCTTACGGTGGCACAGGTGCAACATCATTGGCTGCAGCTAATATTCCTGTCACTAACGTAGCTAATACATTTACTGCCGCTCAAACATTTAGTGGATCATCTAGCACATTAGCGGCTGTATTCACAAACGCGGCTGAAGTAGTCACAGTATCAGCAACTGCGGCTACAGGCACAATTAACTACGATGTAACTACCCAATCAGTTCTTTACTATACAACTAATGCTTCAGCTAATTGGACTGTAAACTTTAGAGCTTCAAGTGGCACATCTTTAAACACAGCTATGTCAACAGGTCAATCAATGACTGTTGTATTCCTAGTATCACAAGGTGCAACTGCATACTATAATAATGCAGTCACTATTGACGGAAACTCTGTCACACCTAAATATCAAGGTGGCACAGCATGGTCAAGTGGTAATGCTTCAGGAATAGACGCTTACTCATATACTATTGTTAAAACAGGTTCAGCAACATTCACAGTATTTGCATCACAAACACAATTTAAGTAGGAATAGTTAATGTCACTATTATCAAGAATAGCAGTAGAAGCCGCTAGAGCCTATGGTATGTTTGCCAAAAAGGGCGGTGTTTCTGCTACCTATCTTGTTGTAGCTGGCGGTGGTGGCGGTGGCAGACAATATGGCGGTCAAGGAGCTGGCGGTGGCGGTGGTGCAGGAGGATATCAAACTTCTACATTTTCTTTATCCACACTTAATACTTATTCAATTACTGTTGGTGCAGGTGGCGCAGGTGGCTCTAGTGCAGGCGCAGCACCTAATGGTAGCGACTCTATAATATCAGGAACAGGAATATCTACTGTAACCTCTACAGGCGGTGGTGGCGGAGCAGGATCAAGCGGTTCAGGTGCAAATGGCGGTTCAGGTGGCGGTGGTCAAGGTGAAGCTGCGCCAAAAACAGGTGGATCAGGAACTTCAGGACAAGGTAATGCAGGTGGATCAGGAGCAAATGGTGGAGGTGGAGGCGGCGGTGCAAATGCAGTAGGCTCTAATTCCGTAACTGTAGTTGGAGGCGCTGGTGGCAATGGTTCTTCATCATCCATAAGCGGATCATCTGTTACTTACGCAGGCGGTGGCGGTGGTGGTGGTTACACAGGAGCAGCAGGCGCTGGAGGAACAGGCGGTGGC